CTCGCCCGTGCCACCTTCGGGCTTGATCACAAGCGTCGCGCTGTCAATGGCTTCCTGGGGCAGGCTGATCTGGTGGTTGGTCACGCTGAGGTCGGCCGCAACCACGGCTTCCTTGTGCGTAGCCGGATCCAGCAGGTTGACGAAGATCACCGGCTGCATGCCGTAGAGCGCGAAGTGCGCGAAGGCGAACTCGCACAGGTTGTACTGGTCCCAGTCATCTGAATAGCCGAACTTGTCCTTGAACTCGTTCCAGCCGGTGACCAGCACCGGTAATCCCAGGGCTGCGGGGTGAGCAGCGCTTTGGACAGGCGCCGCTCCGATGACGAACGAAACGCCCGTCGCTGCGACCACAGGCGCGCCGATGCTGGTGGCCTGCTCTTGAATAAATACGCCATGGTTTGCCATAGTTAGTCCTCCTATTGTTCGGCCTTAACGGCCAGCCGTTCATACGCCGCTGCCAGATAATTGCCCGCACTTTTGATCTTGGCGCGGGCTGATGCGACCTGATCACCAGTGACGGTCAAATAGATCACATCGGGGAACTTCTCCTTGACGCCCTCCAGCGCCTGGAGCCGGTGCCTGGGGATGATCTGGTTTTTGCTGATGTAGCCGCGCAGTGTGGGGCCGAGGTACATCAGATACGCGGGCTTCTTTGCCGCCGCCCTGGTCTGCGCCCTGGCGGGCTCTGCCGCCTTCTCCGGTTTCTTTTCCGGCAGCACGGCAGCCTCTTCTTTGATGGGGTCAGCGACGGGGTCAACCGTCTTTTTTATGGCCATAGTTCTTTAACCTCTCTTTTAATCGGCGGGAGCTTCCACACCGTCACCATTTCGGCGAGGTAGTAGGGCGCGGTATCATCCGGATAGATCAGCAGCTCGATGCCCTGGTTCATATCCAGTTCGTAAAGGTCGATCACCACGCGCCTGAGCATCTCGATGCGGAGGCGTTCCGTCAGGTTCAGCAGCGCCAGCCCTCCCTCCTGCTCATCCTCATGGTAGACACACAAGACGCTCCGCACGGTCACCGTGCAGGCGACCTGTTCACCCGGCACCTGTGTGTCCCGCCCGGTGATAATGCTGTGGACGATGTAGGGCGCTTTCTTGTCGCTTGCCTTCATGTCCGGCAGCCGGGCCATGTAAACCTGGGCTGCGCGCGCGGCCGGGGTATCCTCGTCCTCCCGCTGCCTGCGTACCGGCAGCATCAGGTCTTTCACCGTTTCTTCGGAGAACGCTTTGAGGGCCTGCAGCAATCCGGTCTTGGTCATCCTTACCTCCCGTAGCCGCTAAGGATACGCGTGATCTCGTGCTCGATGCGCTTGTTGTAGGTTTCACCGATGATTTTGCCCATCTCTTCGCTCACATTTTCGTTTTGCATCATATGTGCTGTGGAAGGGCCGTGCTTCTTGCTCAGGGGAAAGCGGCTTTTCCCTACGCGCTCAAAAGCGCCCAGCCCGCCTCCCAGGTTGGCCGTAAACACGTGCCGGAGGGTCCCACCCCCGCTTGAGCGTTTGACCTTGGCGAACATCAGCCCGCCTCGGGAGTAACGCACATGGAAGGTCATCAGGGACAGCACGCGGCCCGCGAATTTAATGGTCATGCCTGTGTCTGAGCTTTTCACGGTCTGTTTGCTGTTGCCGGCGAACGCGCCGGCTGAAATGTGGTACTCAGCCGCGGCCAAACGTCCGGCATGTGTCCTGGCAGTTTCGCCTGCGCGCTTGAGCGCGGCGCCTGAGGCTTTCGGGACCGCGCCTGGAATGGATCCCAGCAGGGTCACCACGCGGTCCAGGGAAGCGCCGACATCCTGAATATGGATACTCATTCATCCAACGCCTCCAGTTCCAGAATTACCATCCCCATCTGCACGGAGCTGGTCACGATGTAGTAGGTGTAATAGAAGTCCCCGTCCTCGCTCAGGCCGATTTTGCCGCCTTTCTCAGGCTGCTCGCCCCCCAGGTCTGCCAGGGCGCAGTGCAGGGTCGCGTTCACCTGGAACAGGCCCCCGGCGAAATCGTCCCGCTTGTACTGTTCACGGTCCTTCTCCCGGGCCTGGGTCAATACGACGGGGATGCCCTGATGATCCGCGCCGTCGTAGGTGGCCCCGTCGTAGAGGACATGCCGGATTTCCGCGAACTCGTCCGGGTTGCAGAACACCTGGCGGGCGTCCCGGGCCACCATGTCCTGGAAGCCGCTCATAAGGCGGGCGGCTCAGCGTTCAGGGCCGGAAGGCCCTCCCCGCTTTCGCCCTCTTCCTCGTAATCGTCAAAGAAGCTGTCCAGCCGCTGGACCAGGTGCGCCTTGGTCATGCCGTCCTCAAACGCCACCCCGTACTCGTCCATCAGGTCTCTCAGCTGCCGGGCCGTCATCTTGACGGAATACGCCGGCCGGGGCTCCAGAGGGTCAGGATCGGCATCAGGCGGGGCTTGCCCAGCCTTCGGGTTTTCTCCGGCATCCGCCGGCAGCGCCCTGATTTCGGCGGTTTCGGCGTCAGGCGGGGCGCCCTGCGCCACGCCCAGGGATACCAGGCGCGCGGCCTCCTGGTCGGGAAGGTCGAAAGCGGGGTCGCCGGCTCTCACGACGACCGCCGATTTCTCCCCCTCAGGCCGGTAACGGTAGGCGCCTTGCGTTATTTGGATGCGCATCGCTGATCCTTTCTATCAGGTCACGTTCGCGGCATAGATGAAGGGGCTCATGTTTGCAGGGGCGGCCAGCGGCTTGGCAGCCAGGCGCAGCTTGCGGATGTCCTTGTCCTCATTCACCACGAACTTGGGAACGCGCCGTTCGGCGAAGGTGTGGAACTGCTTGTCCGGCTCGATCTGGGTCACGGCGCCGTAAAGCAGCCTGCCGCAGCCGGGGGCCGTCACCATGGCGGCGTCGGTCGGGAAGTACAGCGTGGTGGCGCCCAGGTCATTGACATAGGTCTCACGGACCACCCACACGTCCAGAAGGTAGCCGCTGAAGTTCAGCTGGCCCATCCAGGCCACGCCGGGGTACATTTCCTGGGGCTTGATGCTGCCCAGCTCATAGCGCCGGTTATCCAACAGGCCCTGGAGGGTCGCGTTGTCACGGATGAAGCTGGCCACCTCGCCGCCGATCACCAGATCAGTCGCCGAAAGCCCGCGCTCCATCAACAGGTCGCACATGGCCATCACGTCGCCCAGCATGTCGCCGCCGGCAATGTCCCACTGGTTATCGGGCGTGAAAGTGTGGTTGGTTACCTGGTCATAGAACTGCAACCGGCGCGGAATACCCACGTCCTGGTTGTCCGCGTACTCCACCAGGTCCACAGCGTTGTTGATCATTACCTGAGCGCACATCCATTCCTCGCGGCGCGCGATCCGGGCATCCAGGTCGGTCAAGTCCTTCATCTGCAGCGCGCGGGCGCGCTCAGCGGGGGTGATGTTGCTCAGCACGGCCTCGCCAAAGCCGCGCATCCGCAGGTCGTCAATGGTCAGGATCCGGCTGGGCGCCACCATAGGCGGGGCGAACTCCATCACCTGGTACCCGCTGCGGTCCACCGGGGTGTCCCCGGCCATTTCCACCACGAAGGGGGTCATGCGGCGGTCCGCGTCCTTGTACTCCACCAGCACCTTGTTGGTGCTGAAGATATCGGACGGGGCAGTAGGAAAGAAGCGGTCACGGAAAAAGGTTTTCCGGGGGGCGATTTCCTCCACCACGCCTGCGAGGTAGTAGGAATCAAAGATATCGATGTTGTTGGCCATTCTGGAATCCTCCCTTAATCTCAGTGAAAAATAGACTTGAAGACGATGTTCCGGGTGCGCAGGCCGTCAATGTCAGCCTGGGTCAGCGTGTAGTTGTCCGCCACGGTCACGCCTTCAGGCGCAAAGCAGCCGGAGCTGTAGGCGGGTGCGGCCACGTCCTCGGCGACCCCGACAGCGGTCTCCTCAGCCAGCACAAAGGCGGGCTCAATGGCCTCGCCCCCGCCTGCCGCCGTGCCCAGGATCACGCATTTGCCAGCTTTTGCGCCTGCGGTATGCACACCCAGCAGGGTGCCCTTCGGATAGGTCGCAGCCTGCGCCAATACAAGCAGGGTCACGGTCTGGATTTCGGTATCCGGGCTGACGCCGGAGATCAGGTTGTCATGCGCCAGCTCATCCACGACGCGGTAATAGTCTGCCATAGTGTTCCTCCTTATTCATGGTAAGAGCTCTTGAAAACAAGATTGCGCTGGCGCAGCGCGTCCTTCTCGGCTGCGCTGAACACATGCTGATCGGCCACCGTGATATTCTCAGGGGCAAAGCAGCCGGCGCGGAAGACCGGCGCGTTCACGTCCGCGGCAAGCCCCACCGTGGTGTCTGCTGCCAGGATATAGCTGGGGGTCAGCACTTCCTCCGCCAAGGGCGCCACATAGGTCACGCCTGCGGGGTTTTCGGCCACGACGGCTTCCAGTCCGGCCGGTGCGGCAGCCTGTGTCACCACGATGGCTGCGGCGTCCTCTTCCGCGCCGACTTTCTGTTCCAGAAC